CTAAAATGGCGTAGTCCTTGAACCATTGTCCTGCGATTACCACGCCAGCTCGGAAAGCCGACCATTGCACAATTGCATGGTGGGTCAGTGCGAGCATAGCCCAAGAAGTCAAAGCTCCTATTGGTTGCCCAACTGCATACATAACAGACTTCACCCCGAATTCATCTTGAGCTCGGGCAGGAAGTTTGTATGCTCGGGCTACCAGTAGAGTTATCCACAAGTTTGCACCATGAGATGTAATAAAACATGACATGATGACGGCTTGTAGCAGAATAGGTAAGCGATCTGTCGCTGCCGATAAATCGAATGACCAGAACCGAGTTTTCCCGGTTTTGATTAGACGCTTAATCGGCGCTAACTGATCGAATGTCCCATCCTGCGGGATGACTCTAAGGATCTGGAAGATCCGATCATGCAGTGGACGTATAATCCACTGAGTGATGCAGTCAACCATAGCGAAGATACGAATCTTCCCTGCCGCTTCGTCCTTCAATCCCAACTTACCTAGCCATCCCGATGATAACATCGGGAAGGTAGACGAGATCTTAATCCCTTCCTCTAACCAATTGAGGAAGCGGTGGTTCGCCGTCAGTTTCAACCAATCCCGAAGGATTAGGAGGAACTTAGGTTCCAATCTCCAAGCCTGAAGAGCTGATAGAACTCCTATAGGAGAACTAGACAACCATTCAGGATGAGTAGGGGTCGATCGAAGAATTAGGAAAGGTCGTACGACTAAGGACCGAAGGAATTCCAACGGTTCAAAGTCGCTATCAAACCAGGATCCTTTTGCCTTGAGACAAGGCAAGAAAGATCCGATAACAAACGCACTAAAGTCACTCAGAATGGGTGACGGAAGTGAGAATGGTTGGATGATAGACTTCAGAGACATCTTTCCGGTGAACTCTAAAACCCGATAAAGGGAAAACAGAGTTAACCAGAACCGAAGGATCGAGGGATCCCCCTTGAGGATCCGAGTCCGATGAAGGACCGGGATGACTGAAGGAAGGCCCCCCGCGCCACGGCTGAATCGAGCTCCATACGGAGCAAGATCAGAGATAGTCTCACGAGCTACAGCTCGGACCGTAACCGTGTACCACGCTTTGAGTGTAATAACAGCAAAACGGATACCCGACTTACGGGCCAGGGAAGAGACTTGAGCTAGAAACGTGATAATTACACGTACATAAGACGCTGTCATACCCCCGCCAATGGCACGTACTGTCGAAACTAGTACGTTAACCATTGGGCGCCCACGTTTTACTGTGAGCATGGCACCAAATCGAGACATAATATTCTCTATCCGCATAAACATATTCATGTTCATAGCGCTTAGAGTTTGATTAAGCCCATTTGGACTTCGGTTTCCCACTATATAAATAAAGTGGGGCCGCAGCCAGCCTTGCAGGCAGCTTGGGTAAGCCGAGGCTTCCCAATATCTATCTCGTACACGGATGATAACCATCTCGGTGTAAGCTCAACAAGTTAAGCCAACAC